CGGTCAGCATAAGTTTAATAAAGTTTATTCTCGACGAAAACGCGCACGGTGTTTTCTCTGAACCAAGACGACCAATCTGGTTCGTCTTCGGGATTACACAAAAAAATACATGGTTTGCCCCAGTTGATAGTCTTCTTACCCCGGTACTTGTCCGTAATGGTAAACGTCTTCTGAGCACCTAGCCACTGTTTGGCAGCGAATTTGAAACGGTCCCACGGAAAGTCGTCGAAAACAGCGTATTGCAGAGTTCCAAGGTCGCCAGACAATTGGGACATATCAAAGTACCCGTTGAAGTAAACATGGCGGCCGAGGGAGCGGGCCCATTCTGTCTTACCGAGTCTTGTGGGACCGACGAGAACGAGGGAGCGGGGACGAACTACGTTCTCGTTCTGTTAGTTGGTTAGAGTTAGGGTTGTTAGAGTTAGGATAGGTAGACGTACCAAATTCTCATTCATCCAGTCATTCAATACTGTAGGAACATTAAACTCGTCGAGAGATCGGACGGGTTCGAATCCAGGGCTGTCCCCAAATCTTCGCTCAGCGAATGAGTCGATTGCGTTGTGGTAGAGGACCGCGTCGCGCGGGGCTGCTTCCAGGAGAAACTCGAGAAACTCCTTCTTGGACTTGGCAGTGTGAAGGGCGAGGGCGTACGAGCTCTTTGCCTTGGTCGGAGAGGTGCCCCACCGGGCATATTCTCCATCGTCCTTCTTGATGTAGGCGAGGGAGTCTTGTAGCGATCTGCAAGCCTCGTAGCGACCGTGCCACTCTTCGCCACCGAACGCAATGTCGTAGTACGTTTCCGATCGGATACGTCGCTTTTCCTTGTAGCAAACCACGGCATGCAAGTGCCAAGAACCGTCTTCGTGCGCTTCTTGAGCCACGCCCACATAGAGGAGTCGCTCGGGTCCGATGAGGTCGACAAGGTACTGGCAGACATAGTCAGGGTGCAGGTAGCACTGAGGGTAAGTGAGGAAGTGGTTCTTGGCGTGAAGATCGAAAGGCATGCTGAAGTCCCCGGCGCGGAACGTATAATATTACCGTGTAGCGCCTGGGGACTTGGGGACACAGCCGGGTATATATAGACCGCCGCGCACGTGCTAGGGTCCGGCCAGGGTGCACCACCACTGATCGCCGAGCCGCACGACGTCGCATCCGCTATGGTTAAAAGAAAAAGATCGAGCAAGGGTTATGCCAGACGAAAGCGCCCTAGAACGGGACGTTCCAAGAAGAAGCTGGTCAAGCTTATTAAGAGTGTTTCGCTTCGTAATACGGAGACTAAGGAGAACGTTGTTCACGCGTTCGAGAACACGAACCTCGGACACAATGGGGGTGCTATCGTCAATTATAACCAGATGTCGAATCTTCTTTCTACTTCTCAGGGCACCGCCCAGAATAATCGAGTCGGTGATGAGATTTTTGCTAAGGGAATTAAGATCAAACTATGGTTGTCGAATAAGAAGGACAGACCCAATGTGATTTATCGCATATTTGTCTGCTCTGCCCCTAAAGATACATATAATCAGGCAGCTCCGACTGGACTGTTTAAGGGTGACATCGGCAACAAGTTGCTGGACATGTTTGATACTGATCGCTATAAGGTGGTCTATCATAAGATTATTAAGGTTGGCAGTGACCAAACGGCCGTAACAGCTGACGGCACAGTTGGAGGAGGTACTTCATCTATTGCGGGTAAAGAATGCAGTCGGTTGCATTCTTTTTATATTCCGCTTCGTAATAGGCGTATTAAATACGAATCGGATGGGGGATCCGTTCCAATGGGATCCAATAATTTATTGTTTTGCGGTGTGATTGCATATGATGCATTCGGCACATTAACTACCGACAACATCGCGAGTTTTGCTGGGTATGCAACCTTGTATTTCAAAGACCCATAAAGGATAGAGGGTGGCCACGGAGGGAGGAAGGAAACGAACACCCAGTGTAAAGAAATTTGTGTGGCCCCCCCTCCTAGAAATAACCTCACCCTGTGTGAGGTTGCTTCCGGAGGCGGGCCACCCGAGCGGTCAGCATAAGTTTAATAAAGTTTATTCTCGACGAAAACGCGCACGGTGTTTTCTCTGAACCAAGACGACCAATCTGGTTCGTCTTCGGGATTACACAAAAAAATACATGGTTTGCCCC